CTGCCCTTGCTATGTGCAGGCTGGGCCTGCACATCCATGGTGAGGGGGACTGCGAGCCTGGGATTCACAGGCTCGGGGGTGGTCCCCCTCGCCTGATCGGGGGCCAAGGGGGCCTGTCTAGGCCCCAGCCATGTCCCATCTGTCCGGTTAACACCCCGTTTGACCCCGGGGTGTTAAAGATCCCTTGGCCCCCGATCCCTGGTCTCCGCCCAGGTCTCGGTGGCAAACCCCCCAGTGCTGAGCCGGCTTGTATGCCGGCTCTGCTGGGCCCTTCAGGGCCCCATGCGAAAGGGCCGCCCTGGTGGCGGCCCTCGCTTTTCCCCGGCGCCTTCAGGCGCCTGCTGCACCCCTTTAGGGGTGCTCATAGCTGGGCTGGAGAGTGCTTTTCTCTCCGGTCCAGCTCGCTGCGGTCCAGCTTACACATACCCTGCAAATCAGGATGTATGGCGCATGCATTGACTGGCCGTCAACTGTGCAGGTCAGAGCAGGTCTCGGCCCGCGAGGGCCGAAAGCCCTCGACGCTTAAGGCGCTTTGTGGCGACATATGTGATCATTTCGTTATCTGGCATGGCCGTTGGGAGCACCTTGGGTGCTCCGGCCGCTTTCGCGCGCCGGGCTATGTCCGCGGTCTTGCAGGCCGCGTGAACCCACTTCCCGAGGAAGGCGCCGATCTCGTCGCCGACCTGAATCTGATCGCTGCATACCGTGCAGCGGCTCGCACGTCGTGCCTTCATCGGCCGTTATCTTCCCGTGATCTGCCCGGCGGTCATTCCGCCGGGCCCTGAGTGCATTCCACTGCCGCTAGCAGAAATGCGCTAGCAGGACGTAGCCTCCCGCCCCGACAGGGCCCCCAAGGGGCCCGCAGACGCGGGGAGGTGGGCATGGCGCGGCTGACGGTCAACAAGGACGGCAAGCTGGCCGGCGGCTCCCCGCGGGACCGCCGCATCTCCAAGGCGTCGTCCAAGGACCGCAAGAACATCATCCTGGCGACGGTGCGCATGGGGCACACCATCGCCGAGGGCTGCCATCAGGCCGGCTGCGTGCGCAGCACGTACGACTACTACCGCAAGACCGACCCGGACTTCCGGGACCTGATCGACAAGGCTCTCCAGAGCAACCTGGAGAAGTCCCAGGGCCAGAGGCGGGAAGTCCCGGACTTCCCGGAGTTCTGCGAGCGGTACCTGAACACGCGTCTGTTCCGGCATCACCTGCAGTGGTACGACCTGCTGGAGGGCCGGGAGCCCAGGGACCTGCACCCGGCGCAGCGGTACGTCAAGGGCGACGACGACCAGATCGTCGTCAACACGCCGCCGGAACACGCGAAGTCGACGACGCTCACCGTGAACTACGTGGTGTGGCGGATCGTGCAGGACCCCAACATCCGCATCTTGCTCGTGAGCAAGACGCAGAGCATGGCCGCGAAGTTCCTCTTCTCCATCAAGCAGCGCCTGGCCGAGTCTGAGACGTACCTCGACCTGCAGCAGCACTTCGGGCCGCCCGGAGGCTTCGCCGAGGGCGCCTCCACGTGGTCCTCCACGCAGATCCGTGTGGCCGGCGCCGACTCCGGCGAGAAGGAATACACCGTGGAGGCCGTCGGCATCGGCGGCCAGATCTACGGCACGCGTACCGACCTGGTCATCATGGATGACTGCGTGGACAACACGAACCACCAGCAGTTCGAAGCGCAGATCGACTGGATCCAGAACATCGTGGGCTCGCGCGTCGCCGACGTCGGCGGGCGCATGCTGCTCATCGGCACCCGTATGGCGACGGTGGATCTGTACTCGGAGATCCTGAAGGCCCGGTACTACGGCGAGGGCAAGTCGCCATGGACGTACCTGACGCAGCCGGCCGTGCTGGAGTTCGCCGACAAGGCGGAGGACTGGGTGACGCTGTGGCCGAAGACCAACCGGCCTCCGGTCACCATCCAGGCCCGCAAGCAGGCGCAGGAGCAGGGCTGGCCGAAGGACGGCCTCTGGCCCATGTGGCACGGGGAGGCCCTGGCCCGTAAGCGGCGCAAGATGACGCCGCGGAACTGGTCCATGGTCTACATGCAGGATCAGGTGGCCGACGACGCCGTCTTCAAGCAGGCCGACGTACAGGGCTGCATAGACCGGGCCCGTTATCCGGGCCGGATGTTCGACGGCCAGCCTCAGCACCGCCGGTACGGGATGGATGGCCTCCTCACCGTGGCCGGGCTGGACCCCGCGGCGGCGGGGTGCACGGCGATGGTGGTGATGGGGCTGGACCGCCGCACCGGGGTGCGGTGGGTGCTGGATGTGGTCAACCGCCGCGGCATGCCGCCGCATGAGATGCGCTCGGAGATCGACCGCCTGACGGAGCGGTACTCGATCAGCGAATGGCGCGTGGAGAAGAACGCCTATCAGGCGTCCATCGTCCAGGACCAGCTGATCCGCTCCGCTCTTGCCGCCCGCGGCTGCCTGATCAACCCGCACCACACCAACTCCAACAAGTGGGACGCCGACTTCGGCGTTGCCTCCATGGCGCCACTCTTCGAGGGTTGGGCGACCGGCCGGAACCTGATCCGGCTGCCGTCGCAGACGCAGTCCGAGGGCGTACGGGCCCTGATCGAGCAGTTGTGCTCCTGGTTCCCGGAGACCAAGGGCCTCACGGACACCGTGATGGCCATGTGGTTCGCGGAGATCCGCTGCCGGGAGCTGATGGTTTCCGACTACTCCGGTTGGCACGTGAACAACTCCGAGTTCACCTCGGAGCGCGACGCCGCGGGACAGATGGTCGTCGACATTGACTTCGCCCTGCAGCAGCAGGGCGCGGGGGCCTGGGACGGCTCCCTCCGCTTCTGAAGGAGTACCGACGTGGCAACCCCTCTGACCGCGGATCAGCTCGTGGCCGCCCTTAAGGCCGAAGGGCTGGTCGTCCACGAGGTGCGCGACTGGCGCCATCACAACCGCAACAGCCGCGGGGCCTGGGGCCCCATGAATGGCGTGATGCTGCACCACACCGCCGGGATCAACGGCATGGTGGATTACTGCTACAACGGCAGCTCTGACTTGCCGGGGCCGCTGTGCCACGGCGTCATCGACAAGAAGGGTGAGGTCTGGCTGGTCGGCAACGGCCGGGCCAACCACGCCGGAGGCGGCGACCCGCGGGTCCTGGCCGCGGTGGTCGAAGAGAACTACGGCGACCGTCCGCCGGCTACGCACGAGCACCAGGGCAGCTCGGGCGCCGTGGACGGCAACAGCCACTTCTACGGCTTCGAGTGCGTGAACCTCGGGGACGGCAAGGACCCGTGGCCGGACGCGCAGGTTCAGGCGATGGCGAAGGCCTCCGCAGCCATCTGCCGCGCCCACAAGTGGGGTCCGAAGTCCGCGATCGGACACCTGGAGTGGTCCGACTGGAAGAACGACCCGCGGGGCGCTGCCGTCGACATGGTCAAGATGCGCGGCTACGTGAAGGCCTGCTTGGCCGTGAAGGCCGGCGCATGGAAGCTCGTCGCCCCCACCCCGCCGCCTGCCCCGGCGCTGACGCTGGAGCAGCGGGTGGCCGCTCTGGAAAAGCGCGTAGCAACCTTGGAAACAAAGGTCAAGTAACGGGGTACCCTTCGTTTCGCAGGAGGTGGTCATGGCGGACATTGAGCAGATAGCCCGGCGCGTAGACGCTCTGCGCCGTGACGCCCAGGAGCGGGACGCGCGTCACCAGACGGTCTACGACGCCCGCGCGCAGAAGATCGACAACATTGCCCCGGGCTCGATGCCGGACGCGTGGCCGCGGCCGATCACGGCCAACGTCATTGACACCGCGGCCCGGCAGCTCGCCGAGAACCTGGCGCCGCTGCCGTCGATCAACTGCGCCTCTGGCGTCATGTCCTCGGAGCGGGCCAAGAAGTTCGTAGCCAAGCGCACCAAGATCGCCTATTCCTACGTGATCGACAGCAACCTGAAGGCGAGGATGCCGGAGGGCTGCGACTGGTACCTCATGTACGGGTCGACGGCCTTCGTTGTGGAGCCCGACTTCAAGGAGGGTCGTCCCCGCATTCGCCTTGAGAGCGGGATGAAGGCCTATCCGGAGTTCGACCTCGCCGGGAAGGTCCGCTCGTACACCCGCGTCTGGCGCGAGTCCGCGCGCCGCATCGCGGCGAAGTTCCCGGACTATGCGGACGTGATCCTCGGCCGCGACCAGCCCTTCGGGCGGCAGGTCACCGGGGATACGGAGCTGGAGCTGGTTAAGTTCTGCGACGCGCAGAGCTACGTGCTCTACATGCCGGAGCGCAAGAACCTCGTTCTGATGGACATGCCGAATCACTTCGGCAAGGTTCCGGTGGCCATCGCTCGCAAGCCCACCTGGGACGAGCAGGACCGCGGGCAGTTCGATGACATCGTGTGGCCGATGCTCGCCCGCAACCGCATGGCGATGCTGGGCCTCCAGGCCACGCAGCAGACCGTGCGGGCGCCGCTGGCGATCCCGACGGACGTGCAGAAGATCCCCTTCGGGGACGATGCCGTGATCCGAACCAACTCGCCGGAGAAGATCCGGCGCGTGGGCACGGACATGCCGCAGGCCGCCTGGCAGCAGGATGCCCTGCTGGCGCAGGAGGTCATGAAGGGCACGCGTACGCCGGCTTCAGCGACCGGCGACGTGGACGCCTCGATCATCACCGGCCGTGGAGTCGACGCCCTCAATGGTGGCTATGACATCCAGGTGGCCACGGGTCAGCTCGTCATCGGCCACGCTCTGGAGCAGGCGCTGGAGATCGCGTTCGAGATGGACGAGAAGTTCTGGCCGGACTCTCGCAAGACCATCAGCGGCGTCATCAACGGCACGCCGTTCTCCGAGACGTACACGCCGTCGAAGGACATCGGCGGCAACTACCGCGTCTCCGTCTCCTACGGCTTCGCCAGCGGCATGAACCCGAACCAGGCGCTGATCTTCCTTCTCCAGCTCCGCGGCGACCAGCTCGTGTCCCGGGACTTCGTCCAGAGGCAGCTGCCGATGGATATCGACGTCACGACCCTCCAGGCCGAGGTGGACAAGGAGCAGACCACCGACGCCCTCAAGCAGGGCGTGTTTGCCCTGCTCTCCTCCATCGGGATCATGGCCCAACAGGGCATGGACCCCACGATGCTGCTCACCAACGCCGCCAAGCTCATCGACTTGCGGGACAAGATGCCCATGCATGAGGCGATCCTGTCCGCGTTCCAGCCGGAGCCCCAGCCGACGTCCCCCACGTCCGCGGCTGGCG